AATATATTTTCTAATTCCTGTTGTATCACCACAACACGGCATCAATTCAAGATATACAACGGCTTGTGATGGTGTAACCGTAGGTGTTGGTGTTAGTGTTCTTGTGGGAGTTATAGTTGGGGTGATGGTTGGGGTTCTTGTAGGAGTTATGGTTGGGGTGATAGAAGTTGTTGGGGTGATGGTTGGGGTTCTTGTAGGAGTTATGGTTGGGGTGATAGAAGTTGTTGGGGTGATGGTTGGGGTTCTTGTAGGAGTTATGGTAGGAGTAATCGTTGGAGTTATCGAAGTTGTTGGGGTGATTGTTGGGGTAACCGTTGCAGTTCTAGTTGGGGTTATAGTTGGTGTCAATGTAGGAGTCACAGAGGTTGTTGGGGTGATTGTAGGTGTTATTGTTGGGGTAACTGTTGCTGTTCTTGTTGGGGTGATAGTCGGGGTTATAGATGTTGTTGGCGTAATTGTTGGTGTAACAGTTGTGGTTCTAGTTGGAGTAATGGTAGGGGTAACTGATGTGGTAGGGGTAATTGTAGGAGTAATGGTAGGTGTTACAGTTGGTGTAACTGAAGTAGTTGGGGTTATCGTTGGAGTAACAGTTGCTGTACTAGTTGGAGTTATGGTTCTTGTTGGAGTTATTGTTGGAGTTACGGTACTAGTAACTGTTGGAGTGATGGTTGGTGTAATAGAAGTGGTTGGTGTAATAGTCGGTGTAATAGTTGGAGTAACAGTTGCCGTTCTGGTTGGTGTAATAGTAGGTGTGATAGAGTTTGTTGGCGTAATAGTAGGGGTAACTGTAGGTGTTCTTGTTGGTGTGATTGTAGGTGTTATGGTTGGTGTAATTGAGGTCGTAGGAGTAATGGTAGGAGTAATGGTAGGTGTTACTGTACTTGTTGTGGTTGGGGTAATTGTAGGTGTTATACTTGTTGTTGGTGTTATGGTTGGGGTAACTGTTGCTGTTCTTGTTGGAGTAACCGTTGGGGTGATAGTTGGTGTAACTGAGGTTGTTGGAGTTATTGTTGGAGTAATTGTACTAGTGATAGTTGGAGTAACAGTTGCTGTCCTAGTTGGTGTAATAGAAGTGGTTGGGGTTATTGTTGGGGTTATCGTTGGAGTAACTGTTGCCGTTCTTGTTGGAGTAACGGTCGGTGTTATACTTGTTGTTGGGGTTATAGTTGGGGTAATTGTTGGTGTAACTGTTGCAGTTCTTGTTGGGGTAATGGTTGGTGTAACTGAGGTTGTTGGTGTAATTGTTGGAGTTATAGTTGGTGTAACTGTTGCAGTTCTTGTCGGTGTAACTGTTGGGGTTACAGATGTTGTTGGAGTTATTGTTGGGGTAATTGTAGGTGTAATTGTCGGTGTAACTGTTGGGGTTACAGAAGTAGTTGGAGTGATAGTTGGGGTAATGGTAGGTGTTATGGTTGGTGTGATAGTGGTTGTTGGAGTAATTGTTGGAGTAACAGTTGCTGTCCTAGTTGGAGTTATAGAAGTTGTTGGTGTTATAGTAGGTGTAACAGTTGCGGTTCTTGTAGGTGTTATTGTAGGGGTAATAGACGTTGTGGGTGTAATTGTCGGTGTTATGGTTGGTGTAACTGTTGCGGTTCTTGTAGGGGTAATTGTAGGTGTGATAGAGGTTGTGGGGGTAATTGTAGGAGTAATAGTACTAGTAACTGTTGGTGTTATAGTTGGGGTAATGGTTGGAGTTACAGATGTTGTTGGTGTTATTGTAGGTGTTATTGTTGGTGTAACAGTTGCGGTTCTAGTTGGTGTTACAGTTGGTGTAATAGAAGTAGTAGGAGTGATAGTAGGTGTAACCGTACTAGTGATGGTAGGGGTGATAGTAGGTGTAACTGATGTCGTAGGAGTTATGGTTGGAGTGATAGTAGGAGTTATAGTAGATGTTACAGTTGGAGTTATGGTTCTTGTTGGAGTAATGGTTGGAGTGGTGGTTGGGGTGATTGTAGATGTTACAGTCGGTGTAATGGTTGGGGTTACAGATGTAGTTGGTGTTATTGTTGGAGTTACTGTTGCCGTTCTGGTTGGTGTTATGGTTGGTGTTATAGAGGTCGTAGGAGTTATAGTTGGGGTAATGGTAGGTGTAATGGTTGGTGTTACCGTTGCAGTTCTTGTTGGTGTAATAGAAGTGGTTGGTGTTATTGTTGGGGTTATAGTCGGCGTAACAGTTGCAGTTTTAGTTGGAGTAATGGTCGGCGTAATAGAAGTTGTTGGCGTGATAGTTGGGGTTACCGTACTGGTAATGGTTGGAGTTATAGTAGGGGTAATTGTAGGTGTAACAGAAGTTGTGGGAGTTATAGTTGGAGTTACCGTACTAGTAATTGTAGGAGTTACTGTAGGAGTTACAGAAGTTGTTGGAGTGATTGTAGGTGTCAATGTTGGAGTAATTGTTGCCGTTCTAGTTGGAGTTATAGAAGTTGTTGGTGTTATCGTTGGAGTCACGGTTGGTGTAACTGTACTAGTAATTGTTGGAGTTACTGTTGGTGTTATAGAAGTTGTTGGGGTGATGGTTGGGGTAACCGTTGCCGTTCTTGTTGGAGTTATAGTAGGAGTTATAGATGTTGTGGGGGTGATGGTTGGTGTAATTGTAGGTGTCAATGTTGGAGTTATACTAGTTGTTGGGGTGATAGTCGGTGTTACAGTTGCAGTTCTAGTTGGAGTTACGGTTGGTGTTATAGAAGTTGTTGGGGTAATAGTTGGAGTGATTGTAGGGGTAACCGTACTAGTGATTGTTGGTGTAATTGTAGGAGTTATAGATGTCGTTGGTGTTATGGTAGGGGTTATCGTACTTGTTATTGTTGGAGTTACAGTTGCTGTTCTTGTTGGGGTTATACTAGTTGTTGGTGTTATAGTTGGAGTTACGGTAGGTGTTACTGTTGGAGTTCTTGTTGGTGTAACAGATGTTGTTGGTGTGATGGTAGGTGTAACCGTTGCTGTTCTAGTTGGGGTTATTGATGTAGTTGGAGTAATTGTTGGGGTAATGGTTGGAGTGATGGTTGGAGTTACTGAGGTTGTTGGGGTGATGGTTGGGGTAACCGTACTAGTGATGGTTGGAGTTATAGTGGGTGTTATACTAGTAGTAGGTGTAATGGTTGGTGTAACTGTACTAGTGATAGTTGGGGTCTGAGTTGGTGTCAATGTTGGTGTAATAGATGTGGTAGGGGTTACTGTAGGTGTTACTGTTGAAGTTCTAGTGGGGGTTATTGTTGGGGTAATTGTAGGGGTTATAGATGTCGTTGGGGTAATTGTAGGGGTTATGGTCGGAGTAACCGTTGCAGTTCTAGTTGGAGTTATAGTGGGAGTTACAGATGTAGTTGGAGTTATAGTAGGGGTTACGGTACTAGTAATTGTTGGTGTAACGGTTGCGGTTCTAGTCGGTGTAATTGAAGTTGTCGGAGTAATTGTCGGTGTCAATGTTGGTGTAACCGTTGCTGTTCTTGTTGGGGTAATTGTTGGGGTAACAGAAGTTGTTGGGGTGATTGTCGGTGTAACTGTCGCGGTTCTAGTTGGGGTGATGGTTGGTGTGATAGAAGTTGTTGGTGTAATAGTAGGTGTGATAGTTGGGGTAATTGTAGGAGTAACCGTTGCAGTTCTAGTTGGAGTTATAGAAGTTGTAGGTGTTATAGTAGGTGTTACCGTACTAGTGATGGTTGGGGTTATAGTTGGAGTTATAGTAGGAGTTATAGATGTCGTTGGTGTAATAGTAGGGGTTACTGTTGGAGTAACTGTTGCGGTTCTAGTTGGGGTAATAGTAGGAGTTATAGATGTTGTTGGTGTTATGGTTGGAGTGATGGTTGGTGTTACAGTACTAGTAATAGTTGGTGTAACTGTTGGTGTAATTGAAGTTGTCGGGGTGATTGTCGGTGTAACCGTTGGAGTTACGGTCGGTGTAACTGTTGCAGTTCTGGTTGGTGTTATTGAAGTAGTTGGAGTAATGGTTGGTGTAATGGTTGGAGTAACCGTTGCAGTTCTAGTTGGGGTAATAGTGGGAGTTATAGATGTTGTTGGTGTGATTGTAGGTGTAACGGTACTAGTAATAGTTGGGGTAATTGTAGGAGTTACAGAAGTTGTTGGGGTAATTGTTGGGGTTACTGTTGCCGTTCTAGTTGGTGTGATGGTTGGTGTTATACTAGTAGTTGGAGTAATAGTTGGAGTTACCGTACTAGTAATTGTGGGTGTAACTGTTGGGGTTACAGAAGTGGTTGGTGTAATAGTTGGAGTTACGGTACTAGTAATGGTCGGTGTTATAGTTGGGGTTATACTAGTTGTGGGGGTAATTGTAGGAGTGATAGTACTAGTAACTGTTGGTGTTCTTGTAGGGGTAATTGTTGGTGTAATAGATGTTGTTGGAGTAATTGTCGGTGTTACTGTACTAGTAACGGTTGGAGTAACAGTTGGTGTAATAGAAGTAGTAGGAGTAATGGTTGGGGTTACAGTTGCAGTTCTAGTTGGTGTGATGGTTGGTGTTATAGAGGTTGTTGGGGTGATTGTCGGTGTTACGGTACTAGTAATAGTTGGGGTTACAGTTGGAGTAATAGTTGGGGTAATAGATGTTGTAGGTGTGATTGTTGGTGTAATAGTTCTTGTTGGAGTAACAGTTGGTGTAACCGTACTAGTAATTGTAGGTGTAACTGTTGGAGTCACAGAAGTGGTTGGTGTGATGGTTGGTGTTATAGTTGGTGTTACAGAAGTTGTGGGAGTTATAGTTGGTGTAACCGTACTGGTAATGGTTGGAGTTATAGTAGGGGTAATTGTAGGTGTAACAGAAGTTGTTGGGGTGATGGTTGGGGTAATAGTAGGGGTAATTGTCGCCGTTCTGGTTGGTGTTACAGTTGGAGTTACTGAAGTTGTTGGGGTGATGGTTGGAGTAACCGTTGCAGTTCTAGTTGGGGTAATAGTGGGAGTTATAGTTGGAGTTATAGTTGGAGTTACTGAGGTAGTTGGTGTAATAGTAGGGGTAATTGTACTCGTAATAGTTGGAGTTACAGTTGGTGTAACTGTTGGGGTCACAGAAGTTGTGGGAGTTATAGTTGGGGTTACCGTACTTGTAATGGTAGGTGTTATGGTAGGGGTAACTGAAGTTGTCGGAGTGATGGTAGGTGTCAATGTTGGAGTAATTGTTGCCGTTCTTGTAGGTGTTATAGAGTTTGTTGGTGTTATGGTTGGGGTTATCGTACTTGTTATTGTTGGAGTTACAGTTGCAGTTCTTGTTGGGGTTATACTAGTTGTGGGGGTAATTGTAGGAGTGATAGTAGGTGTTACTGTTGGAGTTCTTGTTGGTGTAACAGATGTTGTTGGTGTAATAGTAGGGGTAATGGTTGGAGTGATGGTTGGAGTTATAGAGGTTGTTGGCGTAATAGTAGGGGTTACTGTGGCAGTTCTTGTTGGAGTCATTGTAGGTGTTATACTAGTAGTTGGAGTAATAGTTGGGGTTACCGTACTGGTAATTGTAGGGGTGATTGTAGATGTTACTGTAGGTGTTACTGAAGTTGTTGGTGTAATGGTAGGTGTAATGGTTGGTGTAACCGTTGCAGTTCTTGTTGGTGTAATGGTAGGAGTTACGGAAGTTGTTGGTGTAATAGTTGGTGTAACTGTGCTTGTGATTGTTGGTGTTACAGTTGGGGTGATAGTTGGGGTTACAGAAGTTGTGGGGGTTATTGTTGGAGTAATAGTTGGAGTTACTGTTGAGGTTCTAGTTGGTGTAATGGTAGGAGTAACGGATGTTGTTGGTGTGATAGTTGGAGTTATAGTCGGTGTTACCGTACTAGTAATGGTCGGAGTTATCGTTGGTGTAACTGAAGTAGTTGGGGTGATGGTTGGTGTAACTGTACTAGTAATGGTCGGAGTAATGGTAGGGGTAATAGTACTAGTGATAGTAGGTGTTACCGTTGCAGTTCTGGTTGGAGTTACAGAAGTAGTCGGAGTAATTGTGGGTGTTACCGTACTAGTAATGGTTGGGGTAACGGTCGGTGTTATACTAGTAGTCGGAGTAATTGTAGGTGTTACCGTACTAGTAATAGTTGGAGTTACAGTTGGTGTTATAGTTGGAGTTATCGAAGTTGTTGGGGTGATTGTTGGGGTAACCGTTGCAGTTCTTGTAGGGGTGATTGTTGGTGTTACGGAAGTTGTTGGTGTAATAGTTGGAGTTACTGTACTAGTAATGGTTGGAGTAACTGTTGGGGTGATGGTTGGTGTGATAGAAGTTGTTGGTGTAATAGTAGGTGTGATAGTTGGGGTAATTGTAGGAGTTATTGTTGCGGTTCTTGTTGGAGTTATCGAAGTTGTTGGGGTTATCGTTGGGGTAATGGTACTAGTAATAGTTGGTGTTATTGTGGGTGTTATTGTTGGTGTAACAGAAGTAGTAGGTGTTATAGTTGGTGTCAATGTAGGAGTTACTGTTGCCGTTATTGTTGGAGTAATGGTTGGTGTTACACTAGTTGTTGGGGTTATCGTTGGTGTAACCGTACTAGTAATAGTTGGGGTTACCGTACTAGTAATAGTAGGTGTAACAGATGTTGTCGGGGTGATTGTTGGTGTTATGGTCGGTGTGATAGTTGGTGTGACGGTTGCAGTTCTAGTTGGTGTTATTGATGTTGTTGGGGTAATAGTAGGTGTTACCGTACTAGTGATTGTCGGAGTAATGGTCGGTGTTACTGATGTTGTTGGTGTAATGGTAGGAGTTACTGTTGCAGTAATAGTTGGGGTAATGGTTGGTGTTACAGATGTTGTTGGAGTTATCGTTGGAGTAACGGTACTTGTTATAGTAGGTGTAACTGTTGCCGTTCTTGTTGGTGTAATTGAAGTTGTTGGCGTGATAGTTGGGGTTACCGTACTAGTAATAGTAGGGGTTACCGTTGGTGTTATAGTTGGTGTTATAGATGTAGTAGGAGTGATGGTTGGAGTTATTGTACTGGTGATTGTCGGTGTAACGGTTGGGGTTACTGAAGTAGTTGGAGTTATTGTGGGGGTCTGAGTCGGTGTCAATGTAGGGGTTACTGAAGTAGTTGGAGTGATAGTAGGAGTTACAGTTGCGGTTTTAGTTGGGGTTACAGAAGTTGTTGGAGTGATAGTAGGTGTAACTGTACTAGTAATGGTTGGGGTCACAGTTGGTGTTATCGAAGTTGTTGGAGTAATAGTTGGAGTAATGGTTGGTGTAACTGTACTAGTAATGGTTGGTGTTACAGTTGGTGTTATCGAAGTTGTGGGTGTAATAGTTGGAGTTACTGTTGCGGTTCTAGTTGGGGTAATAGTAGGAGTTATAGATGTTGTTGGTGTTATGGTTGGAGTTATTGTACTGGTAATTGTCGGTGTAACGGTTGGGGTTACTGAAGTAGTTGGAGTAATTGTAGGAGTTACAGTACTTGTGATGGTTGGTGTAACAGTCGCAGTTCTAGTTGGTGTTACTGAAGTTGTTGGTGTTATTGTACTTGTTATAGTTGGAGTTACTGTTGGTGTAACGGTTGGTGTAATTGAAGTTGTTGGAGTTATTGTACTAGTAATGGTAGGTGTAACTGTTGGAGTTACAGAAGTCGTTGGTGTAATGGTAGGTGTAATGGTTGGTGTTACCGTTGCAGTTCTTGTTGGTGTAATAGAAGTGGTTGGTGTTATAGTAGGTGTTATCGTTGGGGTAACGGTACTAGTAATCGTCGGTGTTATAGTTGGTGTTACAGAAGTTGTTGGTGTTATAGTTGGGGTTACAGTACTAGTAATCGTCGGTGTTATCGTTGGAGTTACAGAAGTGGTTGGAGTTATGGTTGGCGTAATAGTAGGTGTAACTGTTGCAGTTCTAGTTGGAGTAACGGATGTTGTTGGGGTAATAGTCGGTGTAACAGTAGGTGTAACTGTTGCCGTTCTTGTGGGTGTGATTGTTGGTGTAATTGAAGTTGTTGGGGTTATTGTTGGGGTAATGGTACTAGTAATAGTTGGGGTAATAGTCGGTGTAACTGATGTTGTAGGTGTGATTGTTGGTGTAATGGTTGGAGTAATAGTTGGAGTAACTGAAGTTGTTGGTGTAATGGTTGGAGTTATGGTTGCTGTTCTTGTAGGTGTAATGGTTGGGGTTATACTAGTTGTTGGGGTTATTGTTGGGGTAATGGTACTAGTAATAGTTGGGGTAATAGTCGGTGTCAATGTTGGGGTTACTGATGTGGTAGGTGTAATTGTTGGAGTTATGGTACTAGTAATGGTTGGGGTTACAGATGGAGTTACAGAGGTTGTTGGTGTCAACGTTGGTGTGATGGTTGGAGTGATGGTTGGTGTGATAGAAGTTGTTGGTGTTATTGTAGGTGTTACCGTACTAGTAATGGTTGGGGTTACAGAAGTTGTTGGGGTTATAGTAGGTGTGACAGTACTAGTAATAGTTGGAGTTATAGTTGGTGTAACTGAGGTTGTAGGGGTTATAGTTGGAGTAATAGTAGGAGTTACAGTACTAGTAATAGTTGGAGTTACTGTTGGTGTAACTGAATTAGTTGGTGTTATAGTTGGTGTAACCGTTGCAGTTCTTGTTGGAGTTACAGTTGGTGTAATGGTAGGAGTTATAGATGTCGTTGGGGTTATTGTTGGTGTGATAGTTGGAGTTACAGTCGGTGTAACCGTTGCAGTTCTTGTTGGGGTTATACTAGTAGTTGGAGTTATAGTTGAGGTAACAGTTGGTGTAACCGTACTAGTGATAGTTGGAGTTACGGTTGGGGTTACAGAAGTTGTTGGGGTAATAGTTGGAGTAACCGTTGCAGTTCTAGTTGGTGTGATGGTTGGTGTAACAGAAGTAGTTGGAGTCACGGTTGGTGTAACTGTACTAGTGATAGTTGGAGTTACGGTTGGGGTTACAGAAGTTGTTGGGGTTATGGTTGGGGTAATTGTTGGAGTTACTGTACTAGTAATTGTTGGGGTTACCGTAGGTGTCACCGATGTTGTTGGTGTAATAGTTGGGGTAATTGTAGGAGTTACAGTTGCGGTTCTAGTTGGTGTGATGGTTGGTGTGATGGAAGTTGTTGGGGTTATGGTTGGTGTTACCGTGCTTGTGATAGTTGGTGTAATTGTTGGGGTTACAGTAGGAGTTACGGAAGTTGTTGGTGTGATAGTAGGTGTAACTGTACTAGTAATAGTTGGTGTGATGGTAGGAGTTATAGTGGGTGTAATTGAAGTTGTTGGTGTAATAGTTGGGGTAACGGTTGGTGTTACCGTACTAGTAATGGTTGGTGTTACAGATGTTGTTGGTGTAATAGTCGGTGTTACTGTTGCTGTTCTAGTTGGAGTGATGGTTGGGGTTACTGATGTTGTTGGAGTAACTGTAGGTGTTATTGTGCTAGTAATAGTTGGAGTTACTGTTGGTGTTACAGATGTAGTGGAAGTTATAGTTGGGGTAATTGTACTAGTAATGGTTGGTGTAACGGTTGCGGTTCTAGTCGGTGTAATTGAAGTTGTTGGTGTTACCGTACTAGTGATTGTTGGAGTTACTGTTGGTGTAACAGTTGGTGTAATTGAAGTTGTAGGGGTAACCGTACTAGTGATTGTTGGAGTAATTGTGGGTGTTACAGAAGTAGTTGGGGTTATGGTTGGAGTGATGGTTGGGGTTACGGTTGCGGTTCTAGTTGGGGTTATACTAGTAGTTGGTGTTATTGTGGGAGTAATTGTTGGTGTTACGGTACTAGTAATTGTTGGAGTTACAGTAGGAGTTACGGATGTTGTTGGTGTTATAGTAGGTGTTACCGTACTAGTAATAGTTGGGGTTACAGTTGGGGTTACAGAAGTGGTTGGTGTAATTGTGGGTGTCAATGTTGGTGTTCTTGTTGGTGTTACAGATGTTGTAGGTGTAATAGTTGGAGTAACCGTACTTGTTATGGTTGGTGTAATTGTGGGTGTTATAGAGGTTGTGGGAGTTATAGTCGGTGTTACGGTACTAGTAATTGTTGGTGTTACCGTTGGTGTTATAGTAGGTGTTACGGATGTTGTTGGTGTCACCGTTGGAGTTATTGTTGGAGTTACAGTCGGTGTAACTGTTGAAGTTCTAGTTGGTGTAATAGAGGTTGTTGGTGTAATTGTGGGTGTTACGGTTGGGGTAACAGTACTAGTGATAGTTGGAGTTACGGTCGGAGTTATCGATGTAGTTGGTGTAATGGTTGGAGTTACAGTACTAGTAATAGTTGGTGTAATAGTTGGGGTGATAGTAGGTGTAACAGTTGGTGTAATAGAAGTAGTAGGAGTAATGGTTGGGGTTACAGTACTAGTGATAGTTGGAGTTATGGTTGGAGTTACTGAGGTTGTTGGCGTAATAGTGGGAGTTATTGTTGGAGTAACGGTCGGTGTAATTGAAGTTGTAGGAGTTATAGTTGAAGTTATAGTAGGAGTTGTTGTGGGGGTCTGAGTCGGTGTCAATGTAGGGGTTACTGAAGTTGTTGGGGTGATTGTAGGTGTTACTGTACTTGTTATGGTTGGAGTTACAGTAGGAGTCACAGAGGTTGTAGGTGTAATAGTAGGAGTAACGGTACTTGTTATGGTTGGGGTTACCGTAGGAGTAATCGATACGGTTGGGGTAACTGTAGGAGTTACAGTACTAGTGATAGTAGGTGTTACCGTTGCAGTTCTGGTTGGTGTTATTGAAGTAGTTGGAGTAATGGTTGGTGTTACTGTACTAGTAATAGTTGGGGTTATAGTTGGGGTCACCGAAGTAGTTGGTGTGATGGTAGGTGTAACCGTACTAGTAATTGTCGGTGTAACTGTAGGTGTAATAGTCGGGGTTACGGTACTTGTTATTGTTGGGGTAATTGTTGGAGTTCTAGTTGGTGTTACCGATGTAGTTGGAGTTATAGTAGGTGTTACGGTACTAGTAATAGTTGGGGTTATAGTTGGGGTTATAGAAGTAGTAGGTGTGATTGTTGGAGTAACAGTACTAGTAATAGTTGGAGTTACGGTAGGTGTTACGGATGCTGTAGGTGTGATAGTTGGTGTTTGTGTTGGTGTAGGTGACGGTATCATCGTATAATCAATGTCACATGATGGTGCTGGTGTTTTTGATGGGGTAACTGTGGCGGTTGGTGTGATGGATGTAGTTGGTGTAATTGAAGTTGTTGGTGTTACAGTTGGAGTGACCGTACTAGTAATAGTTGGAGTTACAGTAGGTGTTATAGATGTTGTTGGTGTGATTGTGGGTGTTACAGTACTTGTAATGGTTGGGGTAATTGTTGGTGTGATAGTTGGAGTTACCGAAGTTGTAGGAGTAATAGTAGGAGTTACTGTACTAGTGATAGTTGGTGTAATAGTCGGTGTTACCGAAGTAGTAGGAGTTATAGTACTAGTGATAGTTGGAGTAACCGTTGGGGTAATCGTTGGAGTAACAGAAGTGGTTGGGGTAATAGTTGGTGTTACAGTTGCAGTTCTAGTGGGTGTAACCGTTGGAGTTATTGAAGTTGTTGGAGTAACTGTTGGGGTAATTGTTGAGGTAATAGTCGGTGTTACAGTACTAGTAATTGTTGGGGTTACCGAAGTTGTTGGAGTTATTGTAGGTGTAACTGTTGCTGTTATAGTTGGAGTTATTGTTGGTGTCAATGTCGGAGTTACGGAAGTTGTTGGTGTTATAGTTGGGGTAACTGTGCTTGTGATTGTTGGAGTTACAGTTGGGGTAATTGATGTTGTAGGTGTTATAGTTGGGGTAATAGTACTTGTTATGGTTGGTGTTACAGATGTCGTTGGAGTTATTGTGGGAGTTACGGTACTAGTAATTGTTGGTGTCAATGTCGGAGTTACAGAAGTTGTTGAGGTAACCGTTGGAGTTACAGTGCTTGTGATGGTTGGAGTTATGGTTGGTGTAACTGAAGTAGTTGAGGTGATAGTTGGGGTAATAGTACTTGTTATGGTTGGTGTTATGGTTGGTGTAATTGAAGTTGTTGGTGTTACCGTACTTGTGATAGTTGGAGTTATTGTAGGGGTAATCGTTGGAGTCACAGAAGTAGTTGGAGTTATAGTACTAGTGATGGTTGGTGTAATGGTAGGGGTAATCGTTGGAGTAACTGAGGTTGTTGGGGTTACGGTTGGTGTTATAGTTGGAGTTATTGTTGAAGTAATTGTGGGGGTGATGGTGGGGGTTACTGAAGTAGTTGGTGTTATTGTTGGTGTTACCGTACTAGTGATAGTGGGAGTTTGTGTTGGTGTCTCTGAAGTAGTGGGAGTTATAGTACTAGTGATGGTTGGTGTAATGGTAGGGGTAATCGTTGGAGTAACTGAGGTTGTTGGGGTTACGGTTGGGGTAACAGTACTGGTGATAGTGGGAGTTTGTGTTGGTGTCTCTGAAGTGGTAGGTGTAACGGTTGGTGTTACAGTACTAGTAATTGTTGGGGTTTGTGTTGGAGTTACTGAAGTAGTTGGAGTTATAGTTGGTGTAACTGTACTAGTGATTGTTGGTGTGATAGAAGTGGTTGGCGTAATAGTTGGTGTTACGGTACTAGTAATAGTTGGTGTAACAGATGTTGTAGGTGTTATAGTTGGGGTAACCGTTGCAGTAATTGTTGGGGTTTGTGTTGGTGTTTCTGAAGTTGTAGGAGTTATTGTTGGTGTTATAGTACTAGTAATAGTTGGGGTCTGAGTTGGAGTTTGTGTTGGTGTCTCTGAAGTAGTTGGAGTTATTGTTGGTGTTATAGTACTAGTAACAGTTGGGGTAATGGTTGGTGTTATAGAAGTGGTTGGCGTAATAGTTGGTGTTACGGTACTAGTAATAGTTGGTGTAACAGATGTTGTAGGTGTAACTGTGGGTGTTTCCGTACTTGTAATGGTTGGAGTAATAGTTGGGGTTTGTGTTGGAGTCTCCGAAGTAGTAGGTGTGATTGTTGGTGTTACCGTACTAGTAATTGTTGGAGTAATGGTAGGAGTTTGTGTTGGTGTTTCTGAAGTAGTTGGAGTAATGGTGGGAGTAATTGTACTAGTGATTGTTGGTGTTATAGTTGGGGTAACTGTAGGGGTTATAGAAGTGGTTGGAGTAATAGTCGGTGTTACAGTACTAGTAATTGTTGGGGTAATAGTTGGGGTTTGTGTTGGTGTTTCTGAAGTTGTAGGAGTTATTGTTGGTGTTATAGTACTAGTAATAGTTGGGGTCTGAGTTGGAGTTTGTGTTGGTGTCTCTGAAGTAGTAGGAGTTATAGTTGGTGTAACCGTACTAGTAATCGTAGGGGTTACAGTTGGAGTAACTGTAGGTGTTTCCGTACTAGTTGGAGTAACTGAGGTTGTTGGTGTTATAGTTGATGTTATAGTTGGAGTAACCGTTGCAGTAATAGTTGGGGTTTGTGTTGGAGTCTCCGAAGTAGTAGGGGTTATTGTTGGGGTTACGGTACTAGTAATCGTTGGTGTGATAGTTGGAGTTTGTGTTGGCGTTTCTGAAGTTGTAGGGGTAACTGTAGGTGTTACCGTACTAGTAATAGTCGGTGTAACTGTTGGTGTTTGTGTTGGGGTTTCTGAAGTAGTGGGTGTAATTGTCGGTGTTACAGTACTTGTTATGGTTGGAGTAACTATGGGTGTTTCTGATACGGTAGGTGTAATAGTTGATGTTACGGTTGGGGTTTGTGTTGGTGTTTCTGAAGTAGTTGGAGTTATTGTTGGTGTTATTGTTGAGGTAATAGTTGGGGTTACAGTACTAGTGATTGTTGGTGTGTTAGTTTGAGTTACGGTACTAGTAATTGTAGGCGTAATTGTTGGAGTTACTGAGGTGGTTGGGGTAATAGATGGTGTTAACGCCGGTGTTCTTGTAATTGTTGGAGTAATGGTTGGTGTTAGTGTTGGTGTTCTTGTAATTGTTGGGGTTAAAGATGGAGTAGCGGTTGGAGTTGGGGTTGGACATGGAACTTCGGCGTAACATGTTTTGTCTAAATTACTAAAATAAACTGAATATGTTCCTAAATAATAATTTGTGTCATAATAATACGGCATGACAACGGTACCAATATTAATTGTACCACCCGAACAAGGATAGTAGGTAATAACCGCAGTCTCTCCACCATAATTTCCTGTATTAATCTTTATTATCGCCATTTACTTTATAAAAACCCCTTTTTCTTAAATATCCATAATCTAAGAACCCAATAGAAAAATATAAACAAATTTGTGATTCATTTAAAGATTAATAAAAATAATTTTAAAAAAAAATATTACGGAGTAGTTGTTGGTGTTGGTGTTGGTGTTGGTGTGGGTGTGGGTGTGATACATGTTGGATTTGCAGGAGCAGAGTTTGCTTGACATACAAAGTTAGTTAGGTTTGGATATAAAATAAGTGCTGCCGCCTCTATTTCCGCACAAGATGCTCCATTATTACCTTCTATTACGATACCGTTTGAACAGAATTTTGCATAATAAATTGATGCCGTAGTTGGTGTTGGTGTAACTGAAGTTGTGGGGGTGATGGTTAGTGTTGGTGTAATGGTTCTTGTTGGAGTAACAGTAGGTGTGACCGTTCTTGTTGGTGTAGGACTAGGTATTATACATTCAAATGGAAAATCATCTAACGATGAATCACTTGGTGGGGTTGGACACCATGTTGGGTCGGTATAATATTGTCCTAAATTAAAATCAATATTAGGGTGAACATTGTACTTATGTCTCATTAATATTTGTTGGTCTGAATTTCCATCAAATACAACAACATGTTCAACATTTAAATCAACATTATTTTTTTTGAAATTTAAATTAAAATATAAATCAGAATTACAATAATTTAAATCAACATTTATAACTTCAATTAATTCACCATATTGATTTATTAAATAATCCCCATGGTTATATAATTCTTTTCCGTGGTCACAGCAAGGGTCAATAAAATTTTCCGGTTTTATTTGTAATTCTTCAGGGAATCTATCGTCGAAATGATAAATACTATTTGTTATTTGTCCATAATCTTCAATTAATCTATTTGTATAAACTCTTAATTCAGTATTTGGTAGAACTTCAAATATTTCATAATCACCATTAGATGTTAAACCGGTTATTAAACTTTTTTTAACAGAAGATAAACATTCCTTATCAGTAACCTGCAATTTGGTATAAGTAAACGTGGATGAATATCCACTAACAATACCATCTTGTAGATTTTGATTTGTAAATCCACTACACGGTGTATAATCCGCCGATAAAATATATTCACCAACCGATAAATCACAAACACTTTTTTCAACAATTGTTCCTCCGGTTATATATGATTCGATATTATATCTAGTTGTTGTATTGTTAATGGTTACACCAGATGCCATTGTTAAAACAATAGAATCACATTTTAATCCATAATCAAAATTAGATTTATATTCTACTTTAGGTTGAATGGTATATCCCGTGTAATTATCACAATATGTTGACCCAGTTAATGTTGATATGGTATTTCCACTACTACCTTGATATCCTGAAATTTGAAAAATTTCATTATGACTTTTACCGCATGGGTCGTGTTCAACTTTTGCCGTTAATCCTTCGATTCTGAATTTAACTTCTTTGTTCGCTCCATCAATAATATTAAAATCAATTATATCCGTATCGGTTACTCCTGTTATTTTAAAAACACAATCACTTACTTTTTCAATATAAATGTCAGCGTTTTCATTGTATCCATTAACACAATTCGCATAGATATAGTATGACCAGTTTGTTCCGTTTTGTACTCCAACTTTTGTTGAGCCGATTACTTCAATATATAAATCAGTAACTAATTGACAGTACTCAGGATTAACACAATAATAATCACCATTTGTAGTAACTTCAACACTAATTTTATCACTATTTTTTGTTACATTATATTCACTTTCAAATCTATAATCAAAATAATCCTTAACCGAACAATCTCTAACACCATATTTTATTGATGAGAATTTTATTTTTTTCTTACCATCAACATCCGTAAAAAATTCATATGTAATTAATGGTTTGTATTCCCATTCATAAGTTGACCCACTCGTTGCTGCGGTGTAAGGTGCATAATTTTCATATCCAGCAGTATAACCTGTAACGGATTTATTCACAACATTATCAATTAAATCAATAAGAGACACAACCCATAAAGTTTCAATTGTGTTAACATCAGGTTCTAAATAATCTTTATAATTACAAATAAGTGGAAGTACGGTTGTACTTGTATTTAAATCGGTACAACCCGTCTGTGGAAACGATGGATAATTAAATAATTGAGCACTAACACCAGAGTATGATGTTGACCCACTAACCGTTATTGTGTCACCTGTAAAAATAATCCCATCAATTTCAATGATTGGATAATAACTAACACCAGTAATTGAAACTAAATCCCTAAAATTATTTTCTTCACCAATTAATGTTTCTAAATCTTCTTCGATTACCGTTTCAAAATCTGGATATAATTCCTCAATAAACTGTAATGGTTGGCAATCTAATTTATATTGGTATTTTGGTCTACCCAAAACATTATTTTCAATTAAATTACCACCTGTCCAAAGTGTAGTTGACGGAATTATTTGCTCAAGTAATTGAGCCCAATATGGTGATAATCTATCTATAAATTCATATGAATCAATAAAATGATATGAAGTAAATCCTGTTTGACTAAAATAATCACTATAAACATCTTCAAGTTGGATATAATTCTTTTTATATCTAATTTTATTTGAATTGAATACAAGTTTATTTACTGCACTATCAATAAATTGTGCAAATGTTATACCTGTTTGTGGGTGTAACGTATTTGAACCGAAAGATAATTCAAGTTCTCTACCTTTTCTAAAAATATCATAATCAACCGCTCTAGATGATGAAATATACGCACCAATATTTTTTCTTTGTAAAATAAGTGATGAATCATCCTCAACATTACTACCTTTTTTATTGTCAATAACGGGTGTTAATCCGTAACCTGTATCTAAACCGGGTAAAGTTCTAAAATTATCAAAATAATCCTCACCATATGTATATGGTTTGTTTTTTGTTTTAATTGTTTTAGTTCTACCTGTTAATATTGAATTTTCCGTATCGAGAATTGATGGTGAACGGTGAGATAATGTGTTATCGTACCATCCAGAACCAGCACCAAAGAAAATATTTTCAGTTGTGTTGAGTGCTCTTCTAGGTAAACCTGTGATTTCATCAACGGGATAACCAACTCTATCGAATGTTGTAGTTGCAGTGTATGTTACTTTGTTATATGTAAAACCTGTGGTGTCAAATACCGCATATGTGTATGTTTTTTCACCTATAATAACATCATAAATGTCTTTTTGTAAATCAAAACTTGCCGGCATTGATGTTACTTTGTAAACATACTCATCAATCTTTATAAGTGGTTCTGGTGCTCCTAAAAACTTTAAGAAAAAGTTAATTGATGACTTTGTTCCTTTTGATTTAAAAATATATGCTAAGTTTACAAGAAGTCTTCTGTAAAATTCGTATTCAGCTTCAATTAAATTGTAACCATTTGATACCCCACCATAACTTGAATTAGTTCTGGAATAAAGTACTTCGTCTAATGACTTCTCATCAAATAATGGTACACCGGAAAGTCCAATATTTTCCGCCAAATTCTTTAATAAAACATCAGGTAAGTTATTAATACCGTCATAACTTACATTTCTCATGTAAGCAATATTATCAATGAATTTTTTTACACTATCAAAACTTTGACCATATAATTGAAATACGCTTTGTGCCTTTTGGTCATCGGTATCAAATTCAAATAATTGTGGTGCGGCTAAAAATCTAACCATTAAGTTAGATTTGTAATCATCAATTTCATCTGATATTGAACTTAGATTACGAACATAACTTTCATAATCAATACCTGAAATTTGTACGTTCCAACCATCTGCACTTACCGGCCAGCTATATTGTACATTAACAAGAGACGTTTTACTGTTGTCCGAACTATCTCTCGGTACTTGGAAATTAGATGAATAAATTGGATTTGTATCCCTATTCATTAATGATTCTTCCAAATCGTCCAATCCACTAAAAAATTCTTCGACCATACCATCGTTTGGTCTAAATAAAAGATTCGAACTATATGGTTGGGTATTGAATAATCTACCGGAAACAACAAATTTAATCTGATTGTTATTGTTTGGTTCGGAGTATTCAAGGATTGGATATGGTTCTCCGTCAACAATTACAACATATTTTGTATATGACGAATAAAAATTTCTTATCTCATTTTCTGTTGCCGGTTTAATAATACTATTTGGAGTTATAAAAGCAATTTCAAATGGATTAAAAATTTTACTTCTTTCAACATAAAAAGTTGTTTTATTTAAATTTGTATCGTATGTTACATTTAATGCACTATATATACTATTACCGATAGGACTATTGGTATCAACATAAAATCCAGCAGGAAATTTATTTATTATTTTTTCTATTGAAACTAATATTCTACTTTTTAAAGAACCAAATAACGATTTATCCGCATTTTTTTTGTTTGATTTGAATTTAATCTCATCACTTCTTTTTTTAGAAACAGATTGGTTAGTGGTTGGAGCACCACTTTCCTCTTTTAATGTATCTAATGTTAAAAATTTAGAAAATGGATTTGTTTTGAAAGTTTTTGCATCCTTTTCGGGAATCACTTTGTCTAACTCAAAGACAGTATTAGTAAGCGCAGATGTTCCGTCAGTAATTTGTCTACCAACTAAAAAATCACTAAATGTTTCAGCTCCACTAGCTACTTGGCTAGGTACTTTCCTTTTTACTGTCATTATTCTGTTATAGTGTCAAAGTTTAAGGTTTCATCGACATTTGTTCTTTCTTCACGAACTTCATATAATGTTTCGTTAAATTCATCTTTAACTTCATAAAGATTGTATTGTCTGTAGATGTTATTATTATTATCGTAAATAGTGTAAACACCTTGAGAGACCGCCTTACTTTGATTACCGTACAATGCGTGTGCAAGTGTTGAAGCATCATGTTCAACCATTTCAATTTCAACAGTTGTCGGGTTGAAATATGTATTGGTTAAAATAATCTTTTGAGATGGTGTACCAATAAATGGAACGGTATTAGGTTTATTTGTTGGTGCCGATGAAGGTGTTACAGTTAAAAACATTAAGTTACTAACTTGTTCACTATATTGATATCTTATTGCTTTTTGTGATGTACTCGTTAAATTAGAAACAATTGGCGTGCAATAGAAAGATGAAGTTACAATTCTATAAAAGTTTGGTATTTTTTTATTGTCAGCTGAATTTATATATTCAATTCTATATCCAACTAATCCTTGTGGTGTAAATTTATTTCTATCAGCCGCAGGAACATTACTAAGGTCAATAATTAAACCTCTTACCGATGGTAAAGATGCTAAAATACCACAATCAGTTATTGAAGTTCTTATTTGTTTAGGTCTAACGTGAAGTGTGTAGATACCTAAATCAGAAAAATCTGTGGCTGATAATTTTAAATTGTATAATCCACCCAATATTTCATTATTAGGTGCTGCGGTATCATCTGTTGTTTCTGAATTGTGAAAAACAGGTGTCAATACATCGGAAGAACTTAATCTTTTCAATGTAACTTCAGACGTACTGCTTCTATCTGAAACATAATGAAAGTAAATTTCAATGTCTTCAGGTGACACATCCGCTGGTCTTATTATTCCGTAACTTCCTACTGCCATTCTTTTTTATTAATAAATATTATTTTTATTGTTTTCGGACATTAAAATATCCATTTCCGTAAATATCCAACTCTCCGGTGTTATCTAACTCAGATAATCTTAGACTTTTCTCTAAAACTCCTTGTTTTCCTCTCTCAACAAAAATGTCAGAATATATTACCGGTTCATCAATGAATCCTAAGAAGTGTTCATTTCTTGTTATCATTGTATTAAACACTTCTTCTTTAGTGTAACCAGAGGTTGTACCTGTAATTGTTGTGATTCCATCATCAAAATCTTGATAATATAATCCATCAATAGTGTATCCACTATAATTATTTCCATCAATTGTTGTCCCCGTTGTTACACCACTATAAACATTTGAACCATATTGTTTTTTCTCATCAATTCTACTTCTCGATATTGCAGCATAATTAAATGTAGTATAACCCGTATTGTTAGTGTAATCCAAATTATTTAAATAATTAAGACTCACACCAGATAATGTTGTATAAGGTACTGTGAATCCTGAAAATGTTCCAAGTGGATTTGTAACGGTAGTATTTGAAGGGACTTTAATTAGTTTTTTAGTTTCGAACTTAGTCCACGGTGTATCGATTGATACCGATAACGTGTACCCTGAAGATGTGGAATATGTTTTACTAGCTGAAAGTATATCCGTTGTTAAAATACTTGTTGTATTATCACCCCAATTCACGGTAAAGTCAATATCATGTATTTCAGATACCTTACTGGTATCAATGGTATTATAAACCGTTACAGTATTTCCAGATTGTATGTAAGAGAAGTTACAAATTTGTTCAACTTGTTCAAGTTCACCACTAAATCCAACCATAACACCCATCTCATCAATTTTTGATTCCAAAAATATTGGTAAATAATGGTCACCATACGCTTGTGGTTTAGTTATTGATTGCCACCCAAATAATTCTATAGTTAAATCACAACCTGTATCTCCATATGATAATGTAGATATTGTTGCTCCCGTCCAAATATAGTAACCGATTGCTACGTTACTTGATGCATTATAAATTATTTCACCATCCGGCGGAGGTAATGTTTGTGAGTCTGACCATGGAACTAAATTACCAAACGAGTCATACCAATAAGGACTTGTTAGTGAATTTAAATTCACATTCAATATTGTCCTTCTTAGTATTTGATGTATATTATCTCCTTTTGGTTTCATTATTTAATTCTTTCGTAAAATCTTATTGGTGACCCCGTTTTCCCAATTCTTGAACCTTGAGTTCCGTAAAAATCAAATACTTGATATGAAAAATCAGTTCTTTGAATTATCACTTTATAGTATATATGATTCTCTTCCACAATAGGTGTTGACGAAGAAAGAGTTTGGTTTACAAAATCTATAACCGTACCATCTTTTGCGTTATAAAATTTTGCGGTCATATAAAATGTGTTACCCGTTATTGATGTTCCCTCAAATGGTGAATCATCTTCAAACCAGAAAAAATACATATTTTCTGTATTTCTATAGTTTGAACCCGTAAACACGGGGAAATATATAAATTCATTTAATGGTGACGTTCCACCTGTATAAAACATTTTTTCACCCAATGGTAATGATAAATTCTTAGCAAATACCATTCTTCTATTTGTTTGATTTGGTGCATCCCCATTTGGTGTTTTGTAAAACTCTAATCTAAAAAAACTTTCAGTAGATTGTTTTAACATTTTATAGTTTTCTATTAATGTTAAACCGGTTGCTTCATAATCTTGGGTGTATGTTCCACCACTATTTAAAAAATAAAAATAAAACCATATGTCAGTTTGTTGAATGTTGTTTGTTGATAGATATGGTTCATGTATAAATCTAACGGTTTCATAGTTTTCAGTTGGATTAATAATACTATATAGTATTTCTCTATCCATTTCTTCTGCGGCATCACTCCAACCTAAATCAGTTTTAAATTCCTGAGTTTGGGTGAGTAATATGTTTTGGTCGATATCTTTTACTAAAATTTCCATTAACAATCAAATTTATCAAATTTCTTAATTCCATCATTTTTATTTGTGTAAAGTCTTTCATTACGTAAATAGAAATTTATATCATTTTTTACATAATGGGTATAGTTCATAAATGGAAAATTAGTACCAAAACCATCCGGGTCAATAAACCCATGGTCATATAAATCATGCCACTTCCACAATCTTTCATCTTCAGAATACTTTGCATTTTGTGGTAAACCATAAATGTCATTTGTTGTTGATGATTCAACGTATGGTGAAAGTTGTCTAAGTTTAACTCTATAGTGTGGTTGGTAATAAATTCCCGTTTTATTTGTTGGTGATGCACCAGAATAATAGTCACTATCTTCCTGATAATAATCAAAAATATTAGTTGGATTTGAAAATTTATGGAAAGCTTCACTAACTACTCTTTCTTTTAATTCATATTCGTTATATTCAATAAACGCTCCCGTTAAAATAGTATTCAAAGGTAATTCGGTACCACCTGTAAAATTAAAAGTAGTTGAGGCTACGGTTCTAGAAAAACCTGTCGTTGGGATTGTTGTTTCAATTGAAGATGAACCGTTAAAGTGTTCATCAGCCCACGAATCGTGAAAGTTAAATTTAAATCCAACTTTTGGTGGATAATCAAAATAACCATTCGCATTAATTAGAACAACCGTAACATACACTTCAGTTGGAAGGTATCCTAAATTATTTGTCAATCCGGTTAAAACAAATGAATTTTTGAAATCGTATATTAATGATTCCATTCTATTTCTTTCAACTAAGTAATCGTTTGTACCGGCACTGTTTTCCAATAAAAGTTTTCTTTCATTTTCCCATATTGGAGATTCAAAACCAACTTTATCGAGTATATAATCTTTTTCTTCTGTTAATGTTTTGTGTTTATGGACATAATATGTTGAGGTTGTTCCTGTAATATTATTTCTATCAATACATCTTTTACCTAACACAACAGTTGATAGTGTTGTTCCGGATGGCATCTCGGATTTATTAATTTCTAAAACAAATTTTTCAGAACGAAAAAATGAGTCACCAACACTATTGATAGAGAATGTTCTACCTGAAACAGGAACACTATTATCTAAAGTACCACCAGATATCGTTATGTATTCACCAGCAATCATACCGTGTTCAACGGGACATATTAGTGTATAAGTGTTACCATTATCAGTAACTCTAAAAGGTATCCCATCACCTGAAACAAAACTATAAACGGTATTACCACTTAATGTGTATTTTATTGGAAATTGGGTATCCCCTGAATAAACATAACTTAAATAAATGTTCCAATTATGATAAGGAGCTTCAATAGATGAGATTGATTGATGTGGGTTAGTTCCTGTTAATTGTATATTAGGTGTGTAGAAATCAAGGTTTGATGTTCCACCCGTTATTAAATTAACTTCTCTATAAACGTCTTTTCTTAAAAATGCAAATTCATCATATGGTAAGAACCCAATAAACTTACTAGATGCACCGGGAGGTATTGCACTACCGTCACCAACCAAATAAAGTCTCTCTTGTAATGTGTCATATAAAGTTTCACCACTATACATGTTTCTAAAAACCATTTTTAATTTACCATGGATTTTATAATTAGGACTTTCATTTCTTTCTTTTGCAAAAAGAACTGAGTTGTCGAGTATAATTGTTCTATCACCTTCCCTTAAAAGATTTCTACTCTCGTCTAAACCTAAACGAATATTTAAATCTTCCTCGGATGAACCAAAAAACTTTTTAGATGGTAATATGATTTTTTTCTTTTCCATTATTCAGCAGATGGAAACGCACCTTTTGGTCCGAATCTTTCAATAAATTTATCAACCGCAGTTTTTCCGGGTCTCAATCCAAAATAAAATAAGAATGGTGTGGATAATATTTGTTTATTACCAGTGTAATTATTCAAGGTTGGTTTAATAATATAAGTAACTCCCGATAATGACCATGGGGTTGGACTCCAACCTCCAGCATTGCCCACTCTTGTCCAAAGAGTACCCGCGGTTGGTTGATAAAACGGTGGGTTTGTTGTTGCACCTGTTGATGTTGCGTAAAGATACGTGAACCCCTCATATTGGTTATTATAACTTAAATGGTCATCAGCTGCGGGAAAAAAATCTTCCTCATCAAAACTACCTTCATTTAAATCGGGTCCATCAAATGTGATTCCACCATATTCCTTTGTCATTGGGAAAAGAACATAATTATATGTATTATCAGTAAATCCTGTAAACTTATAATTATATGTCATCCCTTGTAAATCATTTTTAATTACACCGCCAAAATCCCAAAATTGACTAACACCTTCCCCAAAACCTTCACCTTTTTTATCCCAATAAAGGAACGGTATTGGTTGTGATGATTCTGTTAATCTGCCCGGTTCATTTAAACAAACCCTAATTCTATATCCGTCCTGACCTAAAGCAAAATTAATTGGTAAAGGACCGTTGGGTGTTCCCGCTTCGGATTCAAAAAGAGTGGGATAATTATCAGGGTCAACAATTAATGGAGAATACGCCCCATAATTTCTATCTTGTAAATCAAATTCTTGAATGCCAGATTCATTGTTAATTGATATTAATTGTAAAATATCTCCATTCATAACTAAATCTCTACTGTCATTTGTTGGTAGTGGTATTGTAATAGTTGTACCCGTTGTAGGGTTCATGAAAAAATCTTTATAATTATAGGTAAGGTTAGTATCCATTCTATAATTAATATATAACCCTAACATCTCTTTAAAACTTTGAAATGATGTTGCACCCACACTTCTTACAACGGAACAATTTGGGTCTAACGATGGGTCAACACAAATTTCTTTAATAAACTCATCTCTTGGACCTAGGTCAACAACAGTTGTTGGGTGACCAAGTGTTGTTATTTCGTCACTATTAATTCTTTTTAATGAGAAGTTTGTACCATTAAATTTTGTTGACCTGTAATAAAATCTTTTAACTGCTGTTTTTGTTGATTCTTCCTGTACCTTAAAATATAATAGGTTTTCACAGTATCTCGTACCGGCATAACTCAAGTCTAAATTTTCCTCATCGTCCCATCTAACCTTTGCTTTAAATGGAAACATATATAATGAACCCGTTAACCAATTGTCAACAAATGAATAATTGGCAATACCTTCACAGAACACTTTACCAACTAATTTTCTTCTAGCATATTCTTTAATTGCACTAAAATTCTTAGGCCAATTTGTTGATGTGTTACCGGCTGCCGGTATAATAGTGAATATACCAAATCTAAATTCTGAAAATCCACTTTTTGTATTTAATGAACTAGCACATGAATTACATGCATTTGCACCACCACCCATATCATTTAAAATTTGACCAACGGGAATATCTGACCCAAAACACACATCACCGGTGGTGATTGTTAATCCACTATATGGAACATTTACGTTTGCTGCACAATATGTACCTGTGGAAATATTTTCATCATATACCGTATTATAGCTTTTACATCCTTCAGGTAAACTACTGGTATCTAATCCACTTCCTGAAGTTCCACCTGTTAGTGGTAAACTAATACTATATATTTCATACGTTATTCCCGACCAAACATAATCTACCGGAGATGGTCCCGCACTATCCCATTTTAACCATAAACTTGTACTAGATGTATCAACATGTTGATATCCACTAGGTGAACAAGTGTAACCTGAAATAAATAAATTATTATACCCACCTGTTGTGCCACTTGAGGATAAAAGTGCTAAATCCGCCGAAGTAGCATATGCGTATGGGAGATATCCCGTTATTTTAATGATGTATTGTTGTGGTGGAGATAATAAAGTGTTATTATATATTGTAGTAATAGTTTGTGGAATTGTTCCTCCAGAAGTATATGATGCAACTCCTCCGTTAAGATATAATTCTCTTTCTGAACCGTCATTATCACAGGTATTTGGAAAAACGGTGACTCTACTTGATGTTGTACATGTACCAATCACAGATTTAGAACCGTTTCCACCGGAAATTTGTGTTACCACAACCCCTCCCATACCTTGCCTAACACATCTTGTTGTTGAGGTGCTACCACTAGTAAGTGTTACCGTTGAAAGGGCGTTTGTGTCACAATCATAGTAATCAAATTTAGTTGAGCCTGATGTTGTTGGTTTATTAAATTGATATTGTTCACACTCTAAAAATAAAGTTAATTTATCTCTAACGGCAATACCCCCACCAACTTTATTGTATTTTAAAGATGGGTCAATATTACTAGGGTTTTCAACTGTGGGTGTAGAATCCAAAACTTCATCACAGGATTCACATTCGGGATATGTGACAACACCTAAACTAACAGTTCCCGCTCTTTGTAAACTTTCAACAATATCTTCAAAAAATTGAAATCGACCAAATTCAAATATTGTTCTACCAAAGGCTCGGATTCTAAAATATAAATTATCATAAAGCCATTGGAAAGGAAGTATAAGAATTTGTATTGCACCAACATAAGCGGTGTATATTATTCTTTCAAATACATTTATTATTATGGCCAATAAAATTGCAAATGAGAATTTTCTAAATGCAAAATTTGTGGGTGGTGTTAATACACTACTTTCACAATCATCATCTTCTTTAGGTGAAATTTCTTTTATTCCTAAGAAATTACCTCTACTAACAAATGAACCACCACCATATTGTCCACCCATATAGGATGAAACACCATATACTTTATTGTATGTGAATCTATAAAAATAATCTTCAGGAAAATAACTACCAAATACATTATTGAAAATTACAGGACTTGATGTTGTACTTATTGCACTTGATGGATAGTCAGTCCAATCTGTTGAGAACGCATATGATTTATCAACATCATTATTGTATTCTCTAATGTTTGGTACCAAATAACTAGCAACTGTTCTTACTCTACTTAAAGTTTCATTTTTACCTGAAATTCTAAATCTATAACAAGATGATGTTGGTATTCCTTTGTTTGGGTCGTTTGTTATTTCATTCTCTCCAAATTCGTTGGTAAATACATAATCCAAGTTCATTGGTAATGGTAACACGAATGAACCGGATTCATCAATATCTTCCTGAATTTCAAAACTCTCTAATATAGGTCTATTATTTTCATCTTTTCTTGTTGTAAACCTAATCATCTCAATTACGGCGGGGTATGTGGTTAAATCACATTTTCTACCCATATTACTTTGAGGTCTACATACTTTATTAACCGTATTTTTTCCTTGGTCAGAATATATTGAACCTAAGAAATATGCTTTAGGTTGTACCTTTACACCTTTACTTGAAAGGTCAAAGTCAGTTCTTGTTATACCAATCTCACATAAATCCTCATTACCCCAAAACGGATAAACCTCAATATTTTTATCGAATGAAATTATCTGAGGTAATGTGTCAATATCATTTGATGATTTGTATTTAAATGTGTTTTCAAAACTATCAACACCTCTACCTTGTCTAATGAAATCATCAGGTCTTAATGAGAAACATCCAATATCCGATAAATCCACATCAACATGTATTGTTTGTTGTCCAAGTGGTACACCCCAAATCATGAAGTCACCGGCATCGTTTGTTTTTACAGTATATTTGTAGTATTTTTCATAAACCTCAAGAACTTCTTCTCTTGTTAAAATATCCGTTTGGTCGGGGAATGTCCCGGTTGGTACATGTCCACCGTGTTGTTTTCTTTGTGGTAGTAAATTATATCGATATCCATCATCATTTTTATCACCAACTTGAGAAAACGGATATAATGCGGATATGACAGGGTCGTTTAAATCTTCTTCGGAAACGGGAATAAAAATAGATACTCTAGCATTTGGTATACCAAATCCATTATTTACTGATATTCTACCGCAAACAACACCATAATCCGAACACATAGATGAGTATATGTCGGTCTGTGTAAATTTTAATGATAGGATTTCTAATAAGTCGTAATCTTGTTTAATTTCAACAACAACTTTTTGGTCGTTACCTATATTTGTGGAAATTCTGTGTTTTTGCATTATTTACCTTGTCTCTATATAAATAGAAATTTATCTGTTTTCTATAAAATAAAGAAAAAATAAATTAGAATGTAGTCGTTCCTAAAGTTTTAACCCTAATTTTTACATCTATATTAGGGAATCTAATTTGGAATATTTGATTTGACTTCATGTAAATCGTACTATCGTTCTGTTGTATCTCTTTGGTAACGGAATTTACGTAAGATTGAGCAACCTCAGCAGATGAGTAATCACCACCAATTAGATTGAATACTCTAATATCAATAACGTTAACAACTCCGCTAACCGCACCAATCATTCTATATAAATCACCAACTAATAATGGGTCACCCATTTTTCTTTTTTCGATTGCAAAGTAACTAATAATATCCTCAACTGATGTTTTCACAATTTCGGTTTGGTTACCATTTTTATCTATTACCAAATCAATCTCTAATCCCATATCGATAACTTCACCACTTTGAATGTCAAGGAAATCATTCACCATTCTATATTCAGAAAGATAATCTAAAATATTATTCCTTAATGTAGTAGAAACAGTATCTGTTAAATTACCATTCTCATCATAAGATAATAATTTTATTTTAATCTTATTATCTTCTTCCATTACGTTAACCTTAGCCGGTGCCCCAAATGTTGACGGCATCGTTTCTATTAAAGATTTATAGTCATTTAATGTTACCGCTCTGTTTTGTGCAGCAAAATTATATGCAATCATATTTCTTATTTCTTCAATAGTAGGTTGGTCAGCACCACCAATTGCGGGCGTAACATTCGTAACCACTAATGATTGGGAAACTTGAGAATTTATTGATGAATTGGGACCTAAAATACTAAAATCCACATTATCAACACTTGTAATAACATCAACACCTAAATTTGTATCTTTACCTCCACCAAGTCTATATTTTACGAATAGAGTTGTATTTGCGTTCGGTAAATTTCCTAATGATAAATTATTTAAATAATTGCCAAGACTAGGTTTCATATTACCAGTAATGTAGTTATCCATATTATCTAACGGGTCAACATTACCTGAACCAAATGTTATTGAGAAATAATTCTCCGGAGTATATTCTGTTACAAATTTATTTACAACATCAATGTATGTTCCCGCTTTTAGATTGTCTCTATCAGATGCGGATGTTGGGTCGGGAACAAATATCTTATCTTGTATTAATGATTTTACCTCATACCATTTATTTGTGGTTGCACTTAAAAATTCAGACTCACTAGGATTATTTAAAAAATTAGTTCCATCTTTATGAATTACACCTGTAACACCCAATACATTTTGTTCGGGTAGATAAATTTTTAAAAATGGTTTTTGGTCAACTTCAGTAATAACTTTTCTAAAAATTCTTGTAACACCATTAACCACCGCTTCTCTTTTTACAATTGAATATGAAATTAATCTATTATTACCATCAAAGTTTGGTATTTTTAATCTATTTGGTTCTCCTCTTTTATTGAATGGATTTGAAAAATCTATCTCATCCATTGTTTCAAATATTTGTCCGCCACCTGATACTTGAGCTCCCGATTTTATTATTCCCAAATATCTCTCATCTTCTTTATCACCTCTAACGGGTACATTTATTGTAAAATCACATAATGCAACTGATGGTCTATTACCAGGTAATCTGATACCATATGTTTTTGCAATATGAAATAGAGATTGTCTTTGTTGAGCAAAATCTAACATTGTTTCTTGCCAAACCCTATCAATATGGAAATGTAAGTTATCAGCAACCGCTGCGTTTAAATCTAAAAGAACAGAATAGATTGATGCGTCATTCGTATTTTTAACTAAATCAGGATAATATTGTTTAGTTAAATTTACCAACTCTTGTCTTAGTCCCGCAAAATCTCTTGTTGCGTATGATATTTTTTTACTCATGTTATATGTTAATAATTATAAAATCAGACGAAGTGAATGGTTCGTTATTTATGTCGTAATCTATTCTTACTTTAGCTGTGTATGGTTTTGTTGAAAAACTTGAAACCCTAAATAATCTTGAATCCTCATCTTCACTTATACTAACGGACTCGTCTGGGTCTTGGTCAGCAGGAGTAATGGTAATTGATTTGATTTCTAAATTTGGAATGTACTTACTAACGGATGTTCTTATTTCATCCTCAATTTGATTGAATGTAATTTGGTCGTTTGGTTCAAAAATAAACTCATATAGTCTTGTACCAAAATCGGGTAAATAATATCTAGTACCCTTTCTACATAGAATGAGATGTATTAAATTAGCCCTAATCTCCCTTTCGGGTATTTCCGTCATATTCAGAAAATCACCCACGGGACTTTGTCTAAATGGAAAATCTATACCATATTTTGATGCCATACCAATAAATATAAACAAAGATAAAATAGTAATAAATGAGAAAAATCGGAATTACCGATTCTAAACAACCTTAATTAAATTTTTAATTCTGTTTAGTTGTTCATTTAGTTCCACATCTTTATGTGTAAACTTAGCACCTAAATCGGTTTTTAATGACGGTTTATAGGTTGATTCGGGGTGTAATTGTTTCATTTTCTTTATTAACATTGAACCAAAACCTTCCCTACGTCTATTTGGTCTTACTAAAATGTCACTAACCGTAATCTCATTATCATAAATAACAAAGGAAACATACCCGACTATCTCATCATCTTCATATACCCCTAATTCATAGTTGTTTTGACCATCATAATAGTCCAAATGTTCTTCTTCAAATCTTATTTTTCCCATTATTATTAAATATCGTTAAATAAAAAAATCGAGGAGTTTAGTCCTCGATTAGTATTTGATATTCACCCCCTGTATTTTCAAATTTAGATGCTTGAGGTCGGCCTCGAACCATTAAGGGAGTCACCTAATTTCTTTTTATAAGGACAATGTCTACATCCGGAATTACAACAAAATCCTCGTTTTAAATGAAACTCCTCAGTAAAAACATATTTACCGTCCTCAATATAAAAATCATTACTGATATTTTGTGTTGAGTCCCCATTTAAATCCGTTAATTTCTTCTTTTGAAGATTTGCTTTTTTCATTTTGTTCTGAAACTTTATTACATAAAAAAATATACATTTCTTGAGGAAATGAATTTTTCATTACATTTATGTGTTTGTGTACCCATTGGACATTACCTTTAATGTAGCCTATTTCGCTATTTATTCTATCTAAAGATGCGGTATAGGTTCTATCTCTCCATGTTTTTGGTAGGGTTATTTCTAATCCAGATAAAATACATTTACCATTTTGTTTAATATATAAGTCATTTATATATTCTTTAGTTATGTTAACTTCTAAATTGGTTCTTTTTTGTCTGGTCTTAATTCCTGAATGTATAATTTTATACCACATATCTCCCGATACTCCATTTACTTTATTCTTACAACCGCAAGAAATTATTTTTTTATATCTAAGATGTGTTCCAAAAACTTCTTTATTGTTACCACATTCACATTCACATAAAAATTTTATATGTCCATTTTTATTTTTACTAATTTCTTTAATAACGGTAAGTTTACCAAATTTTTTACCAACAATTTCAATCTTTCTCATATTTCACAATTGTTTATCATAACAATAAATATGTGTGAAATAAAAAAAGAGATATTTCTATCTCTTTTTCTTAATAATTTATTTTTATTACTTTATTTCACAACCTAAAGCTCCACATGCAATTTCACCACTTAAATCTGTGTCGTCTTGATGTTCAATAACTTTACTTAAATCGATTGAATGTAATTTAGAAAACATTCTATTGTATGTTTCTTCGTCACAATCTTCAAATGGTGCTTGAATATATGTTCCACCATCATGTGGTAATACTGACAATCCGTTGTAGTAATCTCTATTTTCCCACATCCATTCACCAGCCAATTCCCAATCTTCAGGTTTTAAACTAATCGTTGCCGATACATTGTGTGAATTTGAACCACTTCTATGACCCGGTTTAACCCATTCTTGTGTTACTTTTTTAACACGTTCCAAAAGTTGGAAAGGTGACTCGGTTCTTAAAATTGCTCCTTGTGGTGCCTTTTGTGGAACTGAAATAACTGCGGTATCATGTGGACGGAAATATTCATCCTCAACCAATTCAGGGTGATTATTTTTAAAGAAATCATATATCGACTCATTCTTTCCAACACGAATTCTACGAATGTAATAATCGTTATGCCAAGCGTGAATACCCGAAGATGTTCCAAGTGTTAACGATGTTGTTCCGGCAGGTTTTACAGTAGTAGTACGAGCCGATTTATTGATACCGATTAATTCAGCAACTCTTGTATTTTCTTCTTTAACAATTTTTGCTGATTCTTTCATATTGTACCCTAATACAACACCAGAACCAATACCCGTCATTGATACACCAATTAATGCATCTTTTTCTGTTGTACGTTTCCAAACATCTCTTAAATAATGAAAGTCAGTATAACCAGCTTGTAGTGTTCCAATGAACGCCGCAGCTCTAACACGATTATTTAAATCTTCTTGTGATTCAATGTCTGAAACATTTACCTCACATAAGTTACAGAATTGATTTGGTCTCAATGCAATTTCACAACATGGATTTGTTCCCCAATCTTTATCATTTGTTAAATAAATTCCAGGTTCACCAGCTCCCGATGCCTCAACACGTTTCCATAACTCTATGAAGAATTCTTTAGTGATTTTATGTCTAACAAGAACAGCCGAATTATTCGCTCTACCACGTTGTGCGTTTTGTTCCCACCATGCACCTGATTTACACGCAATCATTTCATGGTCATCGGCTGAGAATAATGAAATCAATGCCGCTCTTCTAATACCACCCGCCAATACAGCATCCGCAATATGACAAACCATATCATGAACCTCAATTGGGGTTAGTCTATCACCATCTTCTTTAGCACTTAACATACCTTGTAATTTGTGAAGACAATCTTTTAATGGTTGAGG